TATTGATCTCCTATGTCCAGTCTTGGTCTATGTAGGTGACCCAAACATCACAATCTGAAGAATCATCAGCATATACAACTAGATGATCCGTTCCTGTCAATACGAATTTATCATTTGCCACAAATGTTCCCTTTGCCGGCAATGCGATATCATGGTATAAAATTACTTGCCCAGAACCATCAGGTTCAATATATATCGTTATACTTTCAGCAGTGTCGTTTGCATCACATACAATAATAGATAAAACTGTATAAATATGATTTGCTACTCCGTTTATAAGAACTGGGCCAGTATTCAAATTTCCATTAAAGTAAGCTCGTTTAAGAACCTCTGTTCCTGATCCACTTGGTATAGCCATACTATCCTCCTAATACTAAACTTTGATGTGTTGAACTTTGCATAAAACTGCCTTTCTGTTTAATTTTACCTGTTGTTGATGTTTCAAAGTCTTTTCCTGCAGACAATGCTGTATCCTGACCTAGTGTGATTCCTGTAGTTGCAGTAATAGTTAATGTCCCATCATCTGTGATTGTATTATCTGTTATGACTGTTCCACCAATAGTAAAGTCTGTAGTTGCATCAATAGTTGTACCTGTTATTCCACCACTAAAAGACCCTCCTGAAGCTGCACTAACTGTGTCCCAGATAGTTATACTTTCGTAAACATCAATTTTTAGAATATCTCCGTCTGCAGGTGCAGTTCCAACAATCGTAATTGCAGAAGTGGTTTTGGTGTAGTCATTTGAAGCACCTTCCTGTAAGAGTACTCCGTTAAGAAATACTCTCACATAATCACCACCACTACTGGCTACTGTAAAAGCACTTGTTGAACTTGCAGTATCGGTACCCTGGAGGAACTCATGAGTCCTTATTAGTGCTCCTCCTTCTTCTGCTTGCTTTCCTAAGTATGGCATTATGTCATCTCCATATAACTGATTACTATATCAAGTGCACTTGCAGTATCACTTCCTACTTTAATTTGGTCTAGGTGCTGAAGTACAATCTTGTTTCCTGCCATTATTTCCAGGGAACTTGCACTAGAAATTGGTGCATCTTTAATTAAATATGTCGTTTCATTTGCATTTGAGGCACCAGAGTTTGATACCCCTGATCCTACTGGAGAAGTTGAAACTATCTGGACTGAAGCCTTAATTGCCCCACTTGATTTATTACTTAGCATTATGCCTAAAACAATTGTAGTAGTAGAACTCTGGACAGTATATAGTGTCTCAAGTGTCGTACTGACATCTGCTTCATTTGTCATTCTGAAAGTATTTGCCATGCTATCCTAAAGCTAGAGAAAGTGCCGTTACGTCATCAAGAGATGCTGCAGTGAAGGATGCAGTTGAAGCAGATGTTGCTCTACCTTTTGCATCAAATGTCAGAACTGGAATTGCAGATGCAGATCCATATGAGCCTGCAGATACTCCTGAAGCTGCCAGGGTTAATGCAAGAGATGTTGTTCCAGATCCTGTTGCATCACCTGAAGCAGTTATTGTCTGATTTGCAGTTAAAAAAGTGGATGCATCAATATCATAAGTTTCTGAGCCTGTTCTCTTGACAAACCCGGTATCACTATCCGGGATGTCAGTATGCATGAGGGCACCTGCACTATTGACATTAGTTGCATCAGTTACGTCTGCACTTGCCTCTATTCCATCCAGTTTAGTTTGATCTGCAGTGAGAAAAGTACCTGTAGTTAATTTCAATGCTGCCAGACCTGCACATTCACTATCCATTAAGGCACCTGCTGCCGTAACATTAGTAGTGTCTGTTACATCTGCAGAGGCTTCAACTCCTGCAAGTTTTGTTTTTTCTGCATCAGTATATGCATTGGTATCTGACTCTCCTTCATAGGCACTTTTGATTTGTGCACCTGTCTGGTCTGCAGTTGCACTTGTTTCAATTCCTGCTAACTTAGTGAACTGGGCATCAGTAAATGCATTTGATTCTGCTTCATATAAAGCCTTAATCTGAGCACCAGTTTGATCTGCAGTTGCTCCAGATTCTATTCCAAGCATAGTAACTAAATTAGCAGGAGTAATTTCCTCTACAACTCCAGCACCTGAACTATCTCTACCTAATATTCTGTTTGTTGCAGTAACATTCTGCATTTTTGCATAAGTAACAGCATCATCTGCAATAGTAAGAGCAGTAGCACCTGTTACATCACCTGTATGTGCCGTATGTGCAATATCATCTGCATTTGCAGTTATACCTGTACCACCAATCACATTTAAAGTAACATCACCTGTAATTCCTCCTCCAGTTAATCCTGAACCTGCAACTACTGAAGTGACATCTCCTGCTTCATGTGTTTGTGAATCTACATATGCCTTAATTGACTGTTGGGTTGCAAGATGTGTTGCAGAATCAGAGGACATATTATCCTCATCTTTAATTGCAGTTCCACTTATATCTGTATTAATTACTGCACTGGGAATTGTAACTGCACCAGTAAATGTTCCACCTGTTTTTGCAACTATTGCATCATCAAGTGACTGGAATGCATCATTGACAGTTTCACCCCATTCACCCCGGCTACTTTCTGCACCAGGAACTGGTAATGTAATGTTAAGATTGGTTGTTGGATTTGCCATTAATACTTATCTGGTGTGTATAATTTTATTTTTACTTGACCAATATTCTGGGAAGCAGATCCATTTGCATTCCCATTCCCTCCTGCTCCTCTTGCTAAAGCTCCATCACCTTGAACCACACTTATTGCTCCTGAACCTGCAACAACCTCATTACTGGCCTGACCACTTGCTGCATATGCTCCATTTGTTGCAGAAATTGTAAAACCTCTGGCTTCACCCTGACTAAAATTATGTATACCTGGGCCAACACATGTTGCACTGTTGTTTATATTGGCACCTGCTGCACCTCTTCCTCCTCCTGCCCACAATTGAGATTTTGAAGTTCCTGATGAATTCCTGACATTACATTGAACCATGAAACCATTTTCTCCTGAACCTGCAGTATGTGACCCGGAAGTGTAAGATGTATAAGCATAACTACCTTCTCTTACATCCAATTCATATTTTGATCCACCTTCTCCATTTGCCCCACTTGCTCCATAACCACTCCAACTAACATAATCACCATCATATACCTGGTGGATACATGTAATTGTTCCACCTAGTCCTCCATACCCACCTAAAGCAGTCTGGGTTGTTGTTGTTGGTCCACCTGGATAATGACTTCCAACAGGAACACTACCATTGACACATGGATAATAAGTTGGAGTATATACCCCTCCTCCTCCTCCACCTGCTTGACCTTCTACATATATCTGGATATATGCTATCCCCTGACCTGTTGGAACAGTATAAGTTCCACTTTCATCAATTCCAATATTCTGTTCCAGGACATATGAGCCTAAGTTGTATTCAGTATATGGAGTTGTATGTGCAAGTCTCCAGGAACCTCCATGTTTAACATGAACCTCCCTGACTGTTTTCCAGGTTCCTTCAACATTAACAAATGGTTGATCAACTTCCCTCCAGGTGCCACCATCTTTTACATGTAGTGTCATAATTAATACTTGTAATGAACATCTCCATCTGCACCACTACTTGGATCACCTGTACTGACTGTCCTGGTTCCTTTACCGTTTGTTCCCATTGTGTAACCACTCATAGTTATTGTTGTTGCAGTTGTAGTAAGTGCAGAACATCCTGCAATTGTTCCTGAACCTGAAAGGGCATATGTCCCATCTGTAACAAGACCATCAATATTTGCAGTTCCATCTATATGCAGATCCTGCCATTCTGTACCTGAACCTCCAAGATCATAAGTCCCATCTGTTTCAGGAATAAGATCTGACTTAATTTTTCCTGTAACTATCACATCATCTGATGTGGCATTTCCAATAGTAGTATCCCCTTGTAAAAGGGTTGCTCCTTCTACTGTCAGGGAGTCTACTGTTGTTGGTCCTGCATCAATATATGCAGGTTCCAGAACCAGTTGAATTGTGATTGTATCTCCTGCAGCCTCATCTGTAAGTGTTGATGCATTTGTTACTACAATTGCATTTGCAGATGTTTTTGAGGCAATTATATGAATCCCATTATTGTTAGATTCTGTTGCACCAGAAATCCTAACTTTATCGTCTGCCTTAAAATCTTCAAAAATATCTCCTGATGCTGCAGTTATTGTTCTGGAAGCTGCAGTAAAAGAAACACCTGTATCAGTAAATCCCTTTACAAGTTCAGTATCTAATTTATTAACTAATTGTGCATCCACCTCCGTTATGGTTTCATGGATGTTGGTACCCCAATTTTGGTTATCTCCACCAATCTCAGATTTGACCAGGTTGTAGTTTGTTGTAAATGTATTTGCCATATTATTGTTTTGTCCAGGTTACTGATTCAGGACTCTGATTAGTCCATGTTGAAGTTGTGACAGTCTGATCAGTCCAACTTGCAGATGAAGGATTCTGAACTGTCCATGTTGATGAGGTTACGTCAAGTGAATCCCAGTCAGTCTGTCCATAATATCCTGTTCCAAATAAACCAACTCCATATAAATTCCTTCCAATAATTTCATCAGTCCAGGTTTCATTCATGAGTAAACATATTTGGGTCTCATAGTTAGTGTTCCACCTGCATATCTTGATTTATCATCAGACATAATCAATTCTGCTGTTGCTCTTTCCAATGCCTGACCCCACATCTGAGCAGACTGCAAATCCATTAAATAGGGAGAGGCATGCATTAGCGTAGAGTAAAGATAACAGTCAGGGTTTGCAGTTAATAACCAGTTGTTACCTGAATCCCCCTGGGTAGATAATGCTGGTATGTCCTGGTAATAATTCATCTGTACAGTGTAACTGACATCTGGTGTAGGATTAAGCTGCAGGGTCTGACCTTCAATCGTATAATGAACCGGGATACCTGTTTTGTTGCTATTCTGTTCCCTGTAGTCATCTGACCTGTCTGAGGTTGCATAAAGCAATCTCCTGGGTGGATCAGTTGATGTGAGTTCCACATTTAACATTTCCTGGAAGTCAGAAGGAAGTGCAACATACTGGGCATCAGTTGATGTGGTTGCTCTTGTGAGCATATCCCTGGTTCTTAGTGTCCTGTTAAATGATGCTT